AAATAGTAGTATTATAGGAGAAGACTCAGACTATGTTCTTACAGAAAGCAGTTAATATTAATATTATATTGTTTAAAATAAATAATAGTAATATATATTAATGTTGACAGTAATAAACTTTCTTATATTATTTTTTATTTTATTAATTACATTTCAAATAATTTTAGCTTATTCAAAATCATCAATAATTGAAGGTATGATGGATGTTGTTCCAACTATAAGTCCAACATTTGCGCCTACTAATGGTCCTACAAATGAAATGCTTCCTAATTTAACTATTAATCAAGTTTATCGTCAATATGATAAAAAAATAGCAGATAATACATTTTTAATGTCACAACAAAATGCCGGAAACATTGAATACCTAAAACAAAGAATAGATGCGGTTCAAGGTATTTTTAATCAAGTACAAGATTTAAGTGGAAATGTTCAGGCATTACAAGAACAAGTTAGTGGATTAGTTACAGCTCAACAAGATTATGCTACACAAATGACAGGTGGTGTAGCACCCGATGTTACTGGAGCTACAACTCCAGAAGGTAGTGAACCTGTAGACACTAGTAATTTAGTAACATAATAGTATTTAATTTTAATTTAAAATAAATATATTTATATATTTTAAGTATAATGTCTAATTTATTTCAAGAAGTATTAACTGATGCACAGGGTGTTGAAGAACGATTGCTAGGACCTACATACCCTTATTATAAAAATATTAAAACACCCACTGAAATTGGTATGAGTGATAAAGGAACGCTTGACCAAATGGGAAAAGATATAGATGGATTAATACAATATGTTGAATTATTAGTTACTGGCGATAGCAAAGCATCAACAACTGGTGGTCCTTTAGGCAACAAATTTTTCCTTAAAACTGGAGCAAAATGCGCTGCTATAGACAAATGTACAGACAAAAATGATGCGTCTACATGTGAGCAAACTGACAGATTTATTTATGTTGATAACGTTCCTTCAGGAAATATTCCATTTATTTCATCGGGTCTTGGTGTAAATTTTTCTGAATTTAAGGGATTAATTCCTGGTTCTATGGGAAATTTAAATGTATTAAATCCATTTGCTATTATGCGTGCCTTTCTCTCTGGTTCAACACCACTTTGTCAAGAAATTACTATGCAAACAATTGATATTAACAATAATAAATCATCTGAATCTCATTATGTTACATTAGCTGATATTCAAAATATGGATCCTTGTATTTTTTCAAATGGTAAAAATGCTGTTACTGGGGCTAAATGTAAAGAAACATTTAAAACAGGTGTTGCTTCTGATGCGTCTCCTGTAATGTCCGACGATCCTGTTGATCAGTTATATTTTGCCAGTTTAGCTGGATTAGGTGTTTATATTTTGTACCGCATAATGGACAAATCACAATAAAACATTATAAATTATATACACTTAATTTATAATGCCAAAAAAAACTCAAAAGAGAAAAAGAAGGGTTAAGAGAAAAACTCTTAAGGTTAAAAGATCTAACAAAAGATCTTTTAAAAGGTACAAAAAAGGTGGTCAAGAAGAAAAAGTAACTTGTTGTATATGTGAAAGAGAAGTAAACAAAAATAATACATTAATACCTAGAGAATGTTTAATGAAAAATGGATCAAAAGCACATCGTATATGTCATGATTGTTGGTGGAATCCTGAATCTGGTTTTGCTCGTGAAGATGCCGACCATAGATGTCCAGGATGTCTTAAAAATTTACCTTTAACAGCTGTGAAAAATAAGGAACCAGAATTTATAGACCTAACATTAGAAGATGATTAGCTTTTTAATCCTAATTTCTTTAAATTTTTCTTTAAGTACCTTTTTCAATTTATTATATAAAATGCAAAAAAATCAATGGGAAAGTTTTTATGAATTTTGAAATTGGACAAAAAAAATGTCCAAAAATGAAAACCTTGGATATTTTACTGCAAATAATTCAATTCTGTGACCATAATTGAAAATTAGCGTCTGGTCACCAAAAAAATAATTATAAAAACGTGATTGTAATTTTTATAATTATTTTAAAAAAAAGGATTTAGCAACTTTTTGTGTTAACTAATTATATAGAAAATGTTAACAGAAAGTTGCGAAAAAGTTGCGCACAAATTTTATTGCGAAAATTGTAACTATAATACGTCACGTAAAAGTAGTTACGATAAACATAAATTGACAGCAAAACATTTACAGTTAACAAATGTTAACAATAAGTTAACAGAAAGTTGCGAAAAAGTTGCGGAATCTAGCAGATATATATGTCACATATGTGACAAAGAATATAAATCAAGAGTTGGTTTATGGAAGCATTCCAAAAATTGTAAATTTGAAAATAAAAAAAATGAAAAAGACGAAATAACAGATAAAGAATTAATTATGATGTTAATTAAGGACAATTCTGAATTTAAAAATATAATGCTTGAAGTAATTAAATCAGGAACACATAACACAAATATCACTACTACTAATTCTCATAATAAAGCATTTAATCTTAATTTTTTTCTTAATGAAACATGTAAAGATGCTATGAATATTATGGATTTTGTTGAGTCAATTAAGTTACAATTAAATGACTTAGAGAAAGTTGGAGAATTAGGATATGTTGAAGGTATCTCTAACATAATTGTTAAAAATCTTAAAGAACTCGATGTAAATAAAAGACCCGTTCATTGTACCGACAAGAAGAGAGAAACTATGTATATTAAAGATGAGAATAAATGGGAAAAAGATGAAGAAAAAAAGAAATTACATAAAGTTGTTAGAAAAGTTGCTTGTAAAAATCAAAACTTAATTCCTAAATTTAAAGAATTACATCCTGATTGTGGTAAATATTCTTCTAAATTTTCAGATCAATACAATAAGATTATTGTTGAATCAATGGGAGGAACAGGTGACAATGAATATGAAAAGGAAGAAAAAATAATAAAAAATATTTCAAAGCAAGTTTTTATTGATAAGGAACCCAGTTAACATTCATATAAAGATAAATATAGTAGTTTTGATTAATCAAAACTTATTAAATCAATAACATTTGGATTCTCTTTGATTTCTATTTTTTTTGTTAAATGAACAATTAATTTTAAATTTTCATCGTTCTCTCTTTGAAGTTTGGCAATTATTATTTTTTGGTTAGATATTGTTTCATTTAACTTTATATTCTCAGTAAAATAGTTCATCTTATTCGCATTCAAGTCCGAAATCCATTTTTGATGCGTTTTTGTTTTAATGTGACCAGAAAAGCTTTGTCTATTATCAAATATATGTTCTTTTCTAGTACCACAAGGACATCTTAACCCATTTTTAAATTTACTTGTGGTTGGTAAATAATCGGAGTAATCTCCTTCGCTATCAATATTTGGTTCGTATATATCTGATTCAACTTGTAAATCCATTATTAGAATTATGTAATAATAGATTTAAATGATATTTTATATAATATATTTAATGTCTGCGATGTTTACATGACTTACCATGTCTATGTTTACCTCCATGACGTCTCTTTGTTCTTCTACCTCCAACAGTGGTTAAAGGTTGAGCACTCTTAATATCAGAAATAGGAGAGGCACTAGCAGCTAATCCAGTAAGAGCAATATTATCACCATAACCTCCACGCATTTTTCTGCTTCTCTTTCTTCCTCTCATTCTTCCTCCCATGTAACCAGATGTTGAAGTTGCCGGTGGTACATAAGGGGTTGGGGGTGGTACGTAAGATGTTGAACCAGTAGTAGAACCGGTAGCTGAACTGTAGGCGCCACTGGCAGCTTTTTTAGTACTACTCCAAGCGTCAGTAAGACCTTGGGTTAATGACTCCAAAAACCCTCCTTTCATTGTTCTATGTCTATGTCTTCTAGGCATTTATATTATACTATAAGAAATTATATTATAATATTTTGAATAAATTTGCTTAAGCTTTGTTAACAAACTTTTTGTAAGCATAAAAAGCACCCAACGCGCCTAAAATTTCAACAATAATGTATGGGATCAAATCAGATTGAGGTAACTTACCAGCAGCATATAGAGAAATAGCGACAGCAGGGTTAAACGCACCACCAGAAATAGCACCACCTAATAAAACACCAACAGCTAAAGCGGCGCCAATAGCAGCCCAGTTGCCAGTAGCAAAAATGACAAACATTAGGAACATTGTTCCTAAAAATTCAATTAAATACTTGTTCATTATATAATAATATTGATATTTTTTTTATAATTGTATTGCTTAATAATTCAATTATAAAAATTTAAATTAAAGTCCGGACCAAGGACCAACACCAGGTCTAGGACCAATAAGATTAATTAAAAATTGGATGTATTGAGGTCCTTGACCATTACTTTTCATCCAAGCATAGATTCTACCTTGAGAACCATTTTTAGTACGAGGGCTGCTTATAAGAATACCAGCGCCGGTTCTTCCGTAGCTACCGAGTCCATATGTAGGAGTTAAAACAGGATATCCGAATGGCATATTATAATAATACTAAATATTATTTTTTAATCCACTTTTCAAAAAAGTACAGAAAAATAGTATATTATTATTTTTATTTTATAACGAATTTACTTTGCTCAAATTTCCCTTAAGGATAAAAAGTTGATTAATAATTTTGACGCACAATTGATCCCCAAGCACAAACCTGACCATTTGATAAACTAGTATTATAAATAGAACCTTTCTTTGCTGGTGCTACACATCCTCCTGAACGAGCTCTTCTAATAGAACTTCTAGTTCCACTTGGATAATAACTTTTTGTTCCAGTAGGAGCAGCGTTTGGTAAATTAACTTTGTAAGCAGTTTGACCTACAGCATTGCTCTTAAGTGTATTAACATATAAAGAACTGGGAACTGGAGGAATATAATTTGTATGAGTTGATATAGGTACTTGTCTTTGAGAAGAACCAATAACATAACCCATAGAAGCAGATTGTTTTCCTAAAGCAATTTGTTGTTGTAGGCGTTGATTACTTACAGAAGTTCTTAAATATTGATGTCTAGCATTTGTGTTCATTTGAGCATCAACTGGTGTTTGCATTGGATAAAATTGAGGTGGTGTTGGTCTGATTCCTGCTAATATTCCATAACTATGATACGGAATTTGACATGGTGTTTGATTTGTGCTTAATGGTCCAGTAATGGGAGCATTTACATAATTATTATAAGATACGGAACCAATATTTGTAGATACAGCATAAGGAGTTGTCATTTAATATAATATACTAAAATATAATATTAAATTAATTGTAATATTGTGCTTTATATGAATTATAATGTGGTGGTGGCGGTGGTCTATAACCATAATTCCTATGGTATGGATCTTCTCTCACAACTACAGTTTTTGTTGTAGTAGTATTAGGCTGGTATTTATTACTATGAATAAAACCTATAAATATAAGCGCTAAAAGAGCGATAATCAACATGTTAGATTTCTCCATTTATATATTTATTATATACTTTTTTCTCCAACAAGTTATGATAAATTTATTTATATAGTATATATATGACAAATAAAATTTCGTTTTATAGAATTTTTTTTCTTGCACTAAGAACATCATTAGTCTTTATATCAGCAGCTGTAACTTATGAATTACTAAAAAAATTAGAAATTAAATGGAATAAAATGAATCCAAATAAAAACGTTAATCATTTAGTTCAAAGACACATATATCATTTTGGAATGATATTTATAGCGGATTTTTTAATTCTTACTTTATTTGTATTATTATTTGATGTCCATATATAAATTTATTAACTGAAAGTATATTTTAACTTTTACTATTTTTTTATAACATAATTTGGGTTTCCACAAAAAATACAATTCTGGACTGGTGGTTGAATAATATCATTATATTTATTACATCGACTACATTTGAAAATATTAATAAGATTTGAAATGCTTATATTATTAATATGCTGATTTGGTATAGTAGTATTGATTTGCCTATTAGGTTTCTTCTTCATATAATGTTCTTTTAAAAAAAGAACAGCAAAAATATACTTATATTATTATTTGCTCTACTTTTTCTAAAAGTAGTTTTCCTAAAAGTAAAATTAATATCTTCTGATAGCTCTTTGAGCAGATTGACTTGCCTTAAAATCGTCTCCACCATTAGAAAAGTCATTGTAGTTCTTATTAACAGCTCTTTGTTTTAAATAAGTAGTATAATCGGAACTATCATAAACAAATTTAACGTTACAAGCAGCAGCAGGAACATTAGTAATTAATTGAAGACTATTATAAGCTGCTGAAGGAGCACATGAAGCTGAAATAGAGCCAAAGTGTGTTCTTAATCCATGAAGACCAGGTCTGCTTTGAAATGATTGACAACTACCACCACATGAAAAATTCTCACGACTTAAAAGATCACCTGCGTTATTAACAGCACGGAAAGGAGTAGTAATTGGTCTTCTTAAATTATTGGGTTGTAATTGACTAGGGTAAGCACGTTTTAATTGACTAGGATATGTAGTATTCCATGCGTTTTTTAAAGTGTAACGAATTTGTTCGTAATCAGGATATCTTTTGTCAACATTTTGTGTAGTCTGAGGCATCCAACCTTGAATTGCTCCTCCAGCATTTCCAGGTCTTTTTGCGAAAATAGAAAAAGCAACATTGCTTCCATTGATTGGGCTAGTATATCCGATAGACATTTATATAATACTATAGTAAAAAAAGTTTATTTAAATTAAACTTTATCTAAACATTAAAAAATATTGGATTAATATATAAATGTTTGACTTTTTGATGTTAGTAAGCGCAATTATATTTATAACAACTGATTTTGTTTATTTAAATGTTATAAAAAATTATTTTTTAAATCAAATTAAACTGGTTCAAGGGTCAGAACCTAAAGTAAATTTTTTAGGTGTAGCTCTTTGCTATATATTTTTAATTGCTGGAATAAATTATTTTATTATTAAGCCACGCAAAAGTGTAAATGATGCGTTTTTATTAGGCATTGTTATTTATGGTGTTTATGAAACTACTAATTATGCTTTACTAAAGAATTGGTCAATACTTACTGTAATTATTGACACGCTATGGGGTGGTTTATTGTTTGCTTTTACAACTTATGTTGTAAATATGTTACGTGGTATACTTTAAAGCTTTAAAGTTCTATTCATAATTAATCATATAAGGAACAAAATAGAGAGAAAACACCAATGCTATTATATTAGTATTTAAACTATATGTAGCAAAATTAGAACTTAATAAACAAGCTAATATCATCATAAAACTATCACCAACTACAGCTCCAACACCTACTTCATTAGCATAGTTTTTAAAGAAATCTAACATAGAATTATATCCTAATGGTAAACTCTTAAATAAAAAATAAAATAAAAAATCATGAATAATTTGTATACAAACTGCTAAAAAAGTAAATTTCCAGATATTAAATCCCTCAAGGGGAAATAAGTATTTATAAAAAAATCTAGCTAAAATAATACAAATAACAAGTATTA